GCCAGAGCTTGATGTATTACAACCTCAATGAACTTGGTATGGTGCAGTTCTCTCGTAGGGTTGATAATACAAATGTTAGAGTGTGTTTTATCGAAGACGGCGAGACCGTAATGACTATCACCGACTTCCGTAATCTTGGCTATCAGTATTTGAAGTATCACGGAGAACCGTATTTTGAATGTGCAAACTGTGGACTTGTTTTAAAACAAAACACATCGGTTGGTCGTAATTTAAAATATTGTGCAGACTGCGCTCTTGAGATAAAGATGCAACAGAATATAAATTCTGTTATGAGACAACGATTTCAAGACGGTGTTAAAAACTGATTTGTTGGAAAAAATAGGGGTCTAAAAACCGTTGTGTAGCAACGGTTTTAACCCCACTTGATGAGGTGCTATAATGAAAGGAAATATATCTAAATTTATTTTCCGCGGCTCTAAAACCAAGGTTGTTATCGTGATTTGTATTGCTCTAATACTTATCGTGGCTTTGATTTTAGCGCTGAAATTTGGCAATGGTAATGACGGTAAATACCAGAAGCCATCTTTACCAGATATACAGTTTAATGGCGACGGCGGTTTCACGGCGGCACAACAGGATAATAATGTTGTAATTCCGGCAACTACCGGAATTGTAGTTAAAAGCAATACTACACGCCAAAAACTAAATATCTTAAATCCGTCAGGCAATAAGTATGTATTCGTCGTTGATATTTATTTGAACGACGGCACAAAGCTTTACACATCCGATTATATCTACCCAGCAGAGACGATTACTTCTGCCGAGTTTACACAAAAACTTAACGAAGGTCTCTATCGTAATGCTTTAATGGTATATACCTGTTGCACATTAGACGACCAACATACCCCGCTAACACGGTATGAATTTCCGATTGAAATTAGGTCGTTAGTAGAATAAAAGGAGTGTAAGACTTATGAAAAGATTGTTAGCAATTTTACTTTGTATGGTATTACTGATTATACCAACCGCAATAACCGCAAGCGCGCAAGTTGACAGTGGAACATTAAATGTCGCTGGTGGCGAAGATTATCTCGTTGATGTTGGTGTAGGACACTATGCCTATAGTACATACAGCGTTAGTGTTCCTGTGTTTATTATGACAAATCAACAGAACCAAATCCACGCTGATATGTCCAATTTTGACTCTAACTATGCGTTAAGTTGCTATGTTACTAATGCCGACGACCAGAGCCGAATTACTTTGTATGCAGACAATTACGAGACAACTGGTAATGCAATCTCTGTGGTGGTAACAACAAGCGAGGGCGTAATGGATGGTAGTACCAAACTATTACATAAATTTCACAGCACTATGGGTTCTGCTGACCCGACCGAGATTTGCTATTTTGACCTCGGATGCCCTGTGTCTTTAGAAGGTGGTGCCGTAACGGCAGGTAACTATAATGGTACTTTAAGTTTGCGATTTACTTGCGAGTACCCATAAAAATAATTTGAAGAAAAGGATTGAATTTTAATAATGATTGCTATTTCTAAACAAGAAAAAGAAGCTATTGTAAAGCGCTTCCCGAAGGCTCATATCGTTAGAACAATGAAGCAGAAATCTAAACGCCATCGTTACTATTGCGAGGAGTCCAAGGGTGTAATGAAATACCTTGATGAAGTTCGTAATCAGGGTAACAAGGCGGTAAAGAAAGGGGCTGGAGACCATACAAATAGAGCGAAATCCTAACGAAACTGCCTTAGACTATCATAAAAGACTGGTCTATGGTAAGCTCGTAGATAAAACGCTCGCAGATATGGACTATACCGAACTTTCAGAATTAGTCTATGGACAATCATATTCAAGCGATGTTGCTCGTCGAATGTTATACGGAAGTCGTAGAACATTGGAACTATTAGACGCTGAGAGAGTAAGCACGATTAAAAGTGATGAAATTTTAAGCGAGCTCGACATCAAAATGATAGAGCTTCGCAAGGAGCGTCAGAAATTTTATGACCAACGCAATGCTTTTAATAAAATTGTTAGAGAGCGTTCGCGACAGGAAGAGCTAAATGAGATTTTAATAGACGAAATCCAAAAAGGTAATCTTCCGTCTTTAAACTATACTCCTAATAATATAGAGTCCTCAAACAACGACTTGCTCGTTAGTTTAAATGATATGCACTACGGCGCTACTCACTCTAATTATTGGGGAACATACAATTCGGATATTTGTCGAGAGATGCTCAATCTATATCTCGATAACATCATACATATTGCAGAAACACACAGAAGCGAAAACTGTATTGTTTGGGAAAACGGTGATGCTATATCTGGTTACATTCATAATAGTATCCAAGTTACAAACAAGGAAAACACTATCGCTCAGCTTATGGGTGTTTCGGAGTTAATTTCTGAATTCCTCGCGGAATTAAGCAAGCACTTCAAAACCGTAAGATTTGTGAGTGTTTCTGGTAATCACAGTCGTATTGAAAAGAATAAAGATAATGCGTTAATTGAAGAAAGGCTTGATGACCTGATTGATTGGTATTTATCTGCAAGACTTCAAAATTTTGACAATATCTTTATCGATACAGATAGTCGCATCGACCCAACGATGTATCTTATAGACATTCGCGGGCAAAAATATTGCGGCGTGCACGGAGATTTTGATGGTTCTCCTGCAAAAGTACAAGCACTACAAACTATGACCGGCGTACAGTTATACGGCGTGTTATCTGGTCATATGCACCATAACAAAGTTGACACTGTTCAGGGCATCAAAACCATTATGGCTGGTTCATTCTTGGGTGTTGACCCATACTGTGTTCAAAAGCGTATTTTTGGGCAACCCGAACAGATGGTGTGTGTTTGCACAGATAAGGGAATTATCTGTCATTATGATATTTCTTTAAAAATCGAATAACGGAATTGCGGTGGATGTCTGCGGACTACACCTAAAGGAGTCGGATGCGTCTGGCTCCTTTTATTATATAAGGAGGTGACTTGCGTTATGGCGCGTGCTACTAAAATGAATTCGATTACTTCGCCAGAATTATGGGCGCAAGTTAATCCAGAGAATAAACAATTACTCACGGATTTCTTGGACTATCTACGCTCTGTTCAGCGTAGTGAAACCACAATCCGAGGGTATGAAAACGATATTCAAATTGCGTTCGTGTGGTGTTTGGAACATAACAACAATACATATTTCGTGCATTGGACAAAACGCAATGTTGTAGCATATCAAAACTGGCTTCTTAACAATAACGAAAATAGCCCTGCGCGAATTCGTAGGCTGAAAGCAGCGTTATCGTCTCTGAGTAATTACATCAGTAATGTATTAGATGACGAGTATCCAAATTTCAGAAACATCGTTAACAAGGTTGAGAACCCCGTAAACCGACCCGTGAGAGAAAAGACGGTATGGGAAGACGAGGAACTTGAGAACCTTCTTGATGTATTGGTTAAGAAGAAAAAATATGAGCAGGCTTGCTACCTTGCTTTAGGTATGTATAGCGGTCGTCGTAAAGCGGAACTTTGTATTTTTAAGGTTTCGGATTTTGACGATGATAAGCTCGTGTGCGACGGTGCGTTATATAAGAGCGCCCCGCTGAAAACAAAAGGTCGCGGTCTTGGTAAGTATATAAACTGTTATACACTCGCCAAGAAATTTAAACCATACCTCGATATGTGGATGGAAGAAAGAAAAAGACTTGGAATTGAGAGTGAGTGGTTATTCCCGAACAAAACCAAGCTGAATGAGCCTATGCAAATTTCTACCGCGAATAGTTTTTCAAATACATATAGTAGGCTTTCGGGTAAAGAAGCTTATTTGCACTCACTCCGACACTATTTCACCACAAGTTTATCCAAGGCTGGTATTCCAGACGGTGTTATCCAAAGCATCGTAAATTGGGAAAGCGGTGATATGGTGCGACTTTATAAAGATATTGACGCTGATGAAGAAATCGGAATGTACTTCAAGAACGGAGATATTTCTGCTCCTGACAAGAAGAACCTTACCGACCTTTAATTTGCGTGGAGAAAAGGAGTGCTTATGACTAAAAAGGATTTAATCGGACGCGTTGTTTCTGTGTTACAGAACAATGGCGTATCCAAGAAGATTTCAACACCTAAACAGGTTTTCCATATTTCTGATGATGAGGGCAACCATAAGGACTTCGTTGTTCGTAAGACCGACAAAGAAGTGTTCTTTAACGCGAATGATGTTGCTTTTATTATCGATGCCTGTTTATCGGTAGTTGAAGATGCTATCAAACACGGCGAAGAGGTTACGCTGCACGGCTTTGGCACACTCGGTCTACACCATCGTGCTGCTCGTAAAACCAAAAGGGTTGGTACAGACGAGTGGGTCGATATTGACGCGAGATATGTTCCAAAGTTTGTGTCTGGTAATAATCTGAAAATTGCCGCTAAACTTTATGAGATGTCTTTATCTGACTCTCCCTCCGTTAAGGATGGTGAGTAATAATGGCTCTTGATGTTAGTTCTGCTAAAGCCAAATGTTTCAGGTGCGGCGAGGAATATAGCCGATATAAAGGCTTTTTCCCTGTAAACTATTCCGCACTAAACAAAGGCGTTGGACACATCCCTTATTGTAAGGATTGTATCGATACATTATATAACGGCTACCTATCGCAGTGTAATGACCCGAAGTTAGCGGTTAGACAGATGTGTAGGAAACTCGACCTTTATTGGAGCGAGTCTGTATATGAGGCTGTTGAGCGTAAGGCTACAACACGCACGATGATGACTAACTACATATCAAAAATTAACGGTACTACTTACTTAGGGAAAAGTTATGACAACACTTTATCAGAAGAAGGAACTTTATGGTCTTTTGATGCTCCAGACCAAGAGCCTTCTGAAACCATAGTGGAGCCCGTAGCCACGATAGAACCCACAGGTGATTTCGAGGTAACGGACGAGATAAGAGTTTTCTGGGGTTCGGGATACACACCCGAAATGTACCAAGAACTTGAAGAAAGAAGAGCATATTGGATGTCAAGGCTTCCCGAGGGTACGAACCTTGATATCGGAACTGAAACGCTTATAAGACAAGCGTGTAATCTTGAGATTGACATTAACCGTGCTCGTGTCGAGGGTAAGGCTATTGATAAATTAGTCAGTGCTCTCAATAACGTGCTTGGTGGCGCTAATCTCAAACCGGCACAGAAGAAAGACGACTTAGATGCGTCTCTCGCCAACACACCTATGGGTGTCTGGTTATACCGCTATGAAAATCTAAGACCTCTCCCAGAAGTCGATGAAGACCTCAAAGATGTCAACGGAACCAAGAAATATATGTTTACTTGGATGGGACATCTCTGCAAGATGCTTGGCATCAAAAACGGATATACCCGTTTATATGAAGAGGAAATCGGTAGACTTCGCGTTGAACGACCTGAATATGACGATGAAGACGACGAGTCTTTGCTTATCGATGCTTATTCAGAAGAGACGGAAGACGATAAAGAGTGAGTAGAACTGAAAAAGTAATGGCGGGTGCTGCTTATTGGGGTTCGTTCTATCGCGAAAACCCTGATGAGTTTGCTAAGGATTACTTGCATCTTAAGCTTAGACGGTTCCAAAAATTCCTCTTAGTAATGATGTTTTGGAGTAACATCTTCGTTTTGATTGCGTGTCGTGGTCTGGGTAAAACCTTCCTGAGTGCAATCTATTGCGTTATAAGATGTATCCTGTATCCCGGTACAAAAGTTTGTATCGCGTCTGGTACACGAGGACAGGCAATCAATGTTCTTGAAAAGATAATGTTTGAACTTATGCCAATATCTCCAGAATTGCGTGCGGAAATTGACGAGAAGAAATCGAAGGTTAATGGTACTAATGCACAAATTGTATTCTTTAATACAAGTGTTATCAAGGTTGTTACCGCCTCCGATAGTGCGCGTGGTAATCGCTGTAATGTGTTACTGCTCGACGAGTATCGTCTTATTTCTAAAGACACTATTGATACCGTACTTAGAAAGTTCTTGACCTTACGCCGTATGCCTCGTTATTCCGAGCTTACAGATGCCGAAAGAAAGCGTGAGTATGCCAAGGAAAAGAACTTAACATTGTATCTTACGAGTGCGTTCTTTAAAGACCACTGGTCTTATTTAAAGTGCGTAGATACCTATGACGCTATGATTAAGGATGGAAAGAAGCAATTTATTTGTGGTTTCCCGTATCAGTTGTCGGTCGAAGAAGGGTTACTTGACCCAGAGGCTGTCGCTGATGAAATGGCTGAAAGTGATTTCAGCGAAATCAAGTGGTCTATGGAAATGGATGCGATGTGGTATGGCTCCGAAGAGGATGCGTTCTTTGATTTTAGTTCAATATCTAAAAACCGAAGAATTAAGTACCCTATGTTGCCAGATAAATTATCCAGCAAACTTAGCACAAACCAATTAAGAATACCTCCCAAACAAAACGGAGAGGTTCGTATTTTATCCGCCGATATTGCGCTTATGTCAAGTAAGAAAAATAATAACGACGCCACGGCTGTGTTTATTAACCAACTTATGCCGTCAAAGGTTGGTCGTTATGTGAGCAATATTGTCTATGCGGATACACACGAAGGTTTACGCACAGATGACCAAGCTCTCGTTATCAGAAAATTATTTGATGAGTTTGCTTGTGACTATCTTGTGCTGGATACTACGGGTCTTGGTCTCGGCGTTTACGACTGCCTATCGAGAGATATTGTTGACCCCGAAACTGGCGAAATCTATCCCGCTATCTCTTGTTGCAATAATCCAGAAATGGCATCAAGATGTACGGTTATGGGTGCAGAAAAAGTAATATGGGCTATCAAAGCAAGCGCACAGTTTAACTCAGACTGTGCTTTCTTATTGCGTGAAGCTTTCCGTAGCGGAAGAATGAGATTACTTGCAACCGAGTATGACGCAGAAGAATTGCTGAAAGGTATCAAGGGATATAATTCATTAAACCCCGAAGAGAAGCTATATTTTAAACTTCCGTATATCCATACAACCTTACTGATTGATGAACTTACAAAACTCCAGCACGAAGAGTCTGGCGGAAAGATAAAAATATTTGAGAAATCTGGAATGAGAAAAGACCGTTATTCCAGTCTATCATACAACTATTATGTGGCTACACAGCTTGAAAACAAATTAAGCAAGCGTATGAGTATGAACGCAAGTGCTTCAGAAACATTTGTGATTAAGCCACCCAATTATAAAGGAAAGGCGGTGAATAAGATAAATGGCAGAAAAACTACAACACCTTGGTGCTGATGAAATCAAGAAGAGCACGGGGTTAGAGGGTTATATTGGGATTTCGAGTAAATTTGCTGCTTTAAATAAGCTGATTACAAGAGACCTTAATAATAACACAAGCACCCCAACTTTCTCTTTATATACGAAAGACGACATCACTTCGTACCTTGCCAACCCGTATACATACGAGAAGCAGTTACGAAAGGCTGTAACTTATATCTACGGCGCAAGTCCTCACTTCCGAAGACTTATCCAATATTTTGCCGGTCTTACAGACCTATCTTATGTAGTCTCTCCTTACAAGCTCGACCCAAAAACTGCAAATATCAAATCTGTTAGTAGAAACTATCGTAAAGTGCTTAATACATTATCGGCTATGTCTGTTAAAACTCAGATACCGAAAATTGTTACCGTGTGCTTACGCGAAGATGTTTTCTACGGCACTTTATGGGTAACTAACGACAGTATTACGATACAGCAGTTGCCGAGTGATTATTGCTCAATTTCTACTATTGAGGGTAATGTAGCAAATGTTACATTCGATTTCTCTTATTTCGACTCTCATAGTACATTATTAGAGTTTTATCCTGCCGAGTTTTCTAAAAAGTATAGAACATATCAGAGTAACAGAACGAATAAGTGGATTGAGTTAGACGCTCCCACCTCGTTTGCCATTAAATGCAACAACGATATTATGGATTATGCTGTGCCTCCGTTCGCCGGTCTCTTACGAGAGATTTACGACATCGAGGATTATAAGCAGTTAAAGGAAACTAAAACTGCTTTAGAGAATTATGCGATGGTATCTATGACACTTCCTATGGAAGACGATGGTACTTGGAAAATTGACCTCGAGAAAGCAAAGGATTTCTGGCGTAACCTTGACTCTGTTTTACCAGAAGAGGTTGGTTCAGTATTAACACCTATGCCGTTAAATAAAATCAGTTTTGAACATTCCAATACTGGAAATACGGACACGGTTGCAGAAGCAGAGCAAAACTTATTCACTGCTGCTGGTGTTTCTTCTTTACTTTTCAATAATGAAAAGGCATCGGCGAACGCTTTAATTCTCTCCGTAAAGGCTGACCAAGCAATTACATACGGAGTTGTTAAAAGTGTTGAGGATATGATAAATCGTTTTATTCAAGCACAGGGTTATGGTAAGAACTTCAAGGTTACATTCCTTGATTGTAGTCCCTACAACCGTAAAGAAGTCGGAGAAGCATACCTTAAGGCTTGTCAGTACGGCATCCCGATGGTTTCTTACTATTGTGCATCTCAGGGACTTGGACAATCCGAGATGGATTGTATGAGTTTCCTCGAGGGCGAAGTGCTTGAATTACATAAGATGTTTAAACCCTTACAAAGTTCCACTCAAATGAGTTCTGGAAATACCTCTGATGATAGCAAAGGCGCTACTGACGAGGGAGGCGCTCCCACAAAAGAAGCGGGCGACTTAACGG